TCGACATGGCAAGCATACACCGTGAATCAACTTGCTACTATAGCGACCACAAAGATCGCAATCTCCTGATTTTACAGGATGATTAATGTGCAGTGCGTATTTCATTGAGTCTAATAGCTGGGAGTTTAGCTGCTTCTATCACATCGCCCAAGTATTTTATAGCGTCTAATCTTGTCATACCTTGAATGGTAGCTGGAAAGCTGCTGACTGGCGCTCCTGACGAGTCACAGACTATCTCGTGCATTGCGTATCCTGCGTGTGTTCGCACCATTCTAATCATGATCTGCTCTTGTGCTGATAGGCCCAGACTTGTCTAGGCCCAGCACCCTCATTGTCTATCTTGATTCGATCTACCGAACCCTGCCGATAGAGGTAGGCAACTGCCATGCTAATCTCCGCAGAGGTTAAGGTGAGTATTTTTTTGATTTGCGACAGGGTGATAAGCCCTTGAGTGTTTGAGATTAGTAGTCGAATACTCGAGACCGCCTTAGCCATTTGCCACCACCGCAATCAGAGTAACCAACCCACCAACGGTAGCAACTACCACAACCTTGACCCACAAAAGGAAAGCCCTATCGTCATCTTGCCATGTAGACGACCTGTAGCCTCCTACAAGCCCTCGGGGAGCATTTAGGTAGGGTAGGTATCCATCGTGAGACTTATTGCGTTCTACGCCCTCTCTGAGCGTTCTGGGGCTAGTATCGTAGTTAGAGTTCATTAGAAGTCACCTCTGTTTAGCGGTTCAGCTTGTCCATGACGTGGATCGTCTAAATACTGATCCAACTCCACCTCGTCCAAGCCCCGATTCTGTTCTTGCTCTCGGCTGTGGTACAAGGCTTCCTCATACTCCCTGACGATTGCCGTGTAGGAGTCCAGCAGATTCCTTTTGGTTTCATTGTCTGCTCTGGAAAAGCTAATGACCAACCTAGCTGCTCCAACTTGAAACGCTGTAATTTCGATAATATCCATTTTATGCTCCTAGCAAGATTGTGAGAGGTACGATGTGAAGGCAATCGCCATCACCACAATAATTATTACGAGCCAAGGTGTCGGCTCGAAAGGTGGGCGCTTTTGGCGTGGGAAGAACTCGTCATATTTGCTCATGCTGACACTCCGATTGAAGCAAAGTATTCGACTACCTCGTCTGAATGTGTATCTGAACTTAAAAGACTTCTTATTGAGCCAATCCAATATCCAACAAATTCTGGGTGGTGATCGAACGGGCCGCCCCAGTTGCTCCCCTTTACACACCCTTTCTCTAATAAAGTATCGCAAGCGTTACACTCCCCTGACATCGCTATTTCGCTTATTTTGTTAATGCCTTCTAAATTAGCTGCATCGCGAAGTTGTTTTAATGTAGTCATTTTGCATCTCCAGATTTGTGATCTCTCAGTCCCAGTGACCTCGATAAATAAGATAGTAAACCATTCCTAATATATGTCAAGTTTTTTATCGTACTAAGATTTCGCACATCGAGCGTACCGCTGTACCCCCTCTAAAGAGGGGGGTACGGTACGGTACACTATTCTCGTTTTTGTACCAAAACGTACCGGTACGCCTCGGTACAGTACGGTACAGTGGTACACTACCTTGAATTCTTGTTTATCATCAGTAGGTTACACCAAACCATATCATTGACCACCCACCCATTATCGTGGTCAACGATGGTTTCACCCAGTCTGAGCGACCCAATTAGCTGATCCTCACTCCCCGGCCTCAATTTTCTCGAAATTAGCGTTTCCGACACCCCATCGGCCTGCAATTTTTCGACCAAACCAGACCTACTTAGGTACGGTTTTTCGTTCCTAACTTCTGCCCCGGCACTCCACCATGCGTTCTCAAAAACCTTCATATTGACCGATAATTTCGAATCCTTTTTGACCTCTTTTGGGGCATCAATTTGATTTACAACTGCCGCCATCGAAGGCTCACCGTCCTCATTTTCCCACCCCGGAACAGCAAATCTCTCAAGCTCTACCCAGACAGAATCGGTCAATTCTGAGTCCTTGCTCTTCCTCTGAATGATCTCGATTGGGCCTCCACGCTGCTTGCTTGGTACGACACTGATCTCAATATCTAACGCCCCACGCCACGCTGACGAACCCCGCGCCCGGTGCTGTGTCTCCTCAGACACGCCAGTATGATGCACCAGAAGCACAGTACATCTGTACTTAGACATCAGAACAGAGCAGGCATCCAGCATACCTTTGGTATCAACCGAGCTGTTCTCATCCCCAAGCAGGAACCTATGCAGGGTATCTACCACGATAATAGTAGGCTTCTGATTCAAGCTATTAATGTTATCCACAACACGTTGCAAGCCTTCTTTTGTATTCAGATCGCAGCCATCACGGGAGATGTGCATCCTAAGACGCGGAACATTATGGTAATGCTTCCACCCAGCAACTCTGGACTTGATCCCCTTGTGACCTTCACCCGCCAGATAGATGACATTACCACCCGGCTTAATCTTGTGCTGCTCCCCGCACCAGTTGGGTAAGTCTGCCGCCATCCTGAGAATCCAATCCAGAACAACGAACGTCTTACCACCGGCTGACGGGCCATGCACCATAATCAAGGCTTCTTCTTGAATCCACTTCTTGACTAACCAAGTAATCGGCTCTGGCTTGGAGCAGAACTCGTCTGCCTGCACGAGCCAATCGAGTTTTGGGGGCATGAGCAGGATTGACAGGTCGCGCCCTGCCGCCACATAATCATTGGCATCCCCTCTCTCGGGAGGAGTGACTGTGCGCGTCTTATGAATAGCCGATGCTTGATCGGCATAGGATTGCCCAACGCCGGACTCATCATTATCTGCAACAACTACAATGTCCTGCGCCATTCCATGCCGACCGCGTAAGATTCCAGCAACCTTGACAAGATTCGATGCAGAATACGCCGCCACGCATGGGCGACCAGTTTGCTCATGTATTGTTGCCGCTGTAGCAAATCCTTCTGCTATATACAGCGTCCCCGGCTCATCGAATGAGCCTACCATCCAGAACTTTCCGTTGGTGGCCCCGCCGATGTGGTACTTTTTGTCACCATCAGAATCTATATACTGCAAGGAACATAAGATGGAATTCTCATCATACAGCGGCAGAACAAGCCTACCATCACCAGTAACCCGCGCCCCATGAGCGTCAATGTCCTTGCGCTTGAGATACGGATGGTCGGTCGTTGCAAAAGTACAGCCAGACCAGATCGTATCGACCACGTTGGCAGCGACCTCTTGCTTCTTCTCTGTCTCTGCATCCCGCAGTGATCTAGCCTCCACCAGACGATTGGTGTGCGACATCTCCTCGAATGGGGATAACGTCCTGCCAATGTCGGCCCGGAATGACATCTCCACACCCGACCGCCAGTCGCCGAACCGACCTGCCGGTATCCCATCGCCAAAGCATACATACCAGCCCGACTTATCGCCGTGACCACTCCCACCCTTTGTTCCTGATGGGAAACGATGTAGGCGACCATCGAGCCTAATATCTGCCGGAGGCTCTAGCCCAGCCGACCTGATGGCGTTAAATAACTGTATCTCTGGTGGGTCAATTTGCTTTGGACTAGATGGCGACCAATCACCCAGAATTTTAGTTAGATCAGCCATGAGCGACTCTCAAAGTAGTCGCTGAGTAACTTGATGGTCGCATACGATGGCCTAGAGTCTGGCTTAGAGAATCGGTAAAGAGTGCTGGCGTGTATGCCCGCATCCTGAGCAACGCGCCTTAAATTTGAGTTAGTTAGTCTGACTTTAATATCTTCTGCGGTTAACATTGTTAGCACCCTCGTAAATTATTTATCGGTAACGCTTGCAATATAATCCATTTTAGAATATTATGCAAATACACATCGACCGGAATTTTTCCAAAAAGATGTGCTTAAACTTAGGAGATTCAAATGTCAATTCAATTAAAAGGCACGGGAAGTATGTCCGCCGCCGGGGTCAAGATGTTGGTTTATGGTCAAGCTGGTGCAGGCAAGACCACTTTAATTAAGACGCTTCCACATCCTGTCATTTTAAGTGCAGAGGGTGGGTTGCTTCCATTACAAGATGCAGACCTGCCGTACATTGAAATACGCAATGTAAATGACTTGGAAGAGGCTTATAAATGGGTTTTATCTGATGCTGCCAATGGATTTGAGTCTGTTGCACTGGATTCTATCAGTGAGATAGCTGAAGTAATCCTGTCATCAGAGAAGAAAAACAATAAAGACCCTCGTGCTGCGTATGGTGCTATGCAGGACAAGATGAGCGAGATTATCCGGGCATTTAGGGACATTACCAACAAGCACGTCTACTTTACCGCCAAGTGCGAAAAGGCTCAAGATGAAACCGGGAAGATTCTGTACTCACCCAGTATGCCCGGCAACAAAACTGGTCAGGCACTCCCCTACTTTTTCGATCTAGTAATGGCACTTAGGGTTGAGAAGGGCGAGGACGGAATTAGTCAGAGGGCGTTGCTGTGTGATTCTGACGGCTCTTGGCTGGCAAAAGACCGCTCATCAAAACTATCTACATGGGAAGCGCCCGATCTTGGTGCAATTATTTCCAAGATTGGTGGCTCAAAATGAGTGCTGACATCGAGTATCTAGTCCGTTTGTGGGAGTCTAGCAAATTAGCAGAAGCCGATGCTATGCAAAAGCGTAGGCGTTTCGAGGATTTAATTGTAGAAGCCCTTGAGATTCCAGAGTCTCTCGATGGGACTGAAAATTTCGATGTCGGGAACTACAAGCTCAAGATCGTGGGTCGTCTTAATCGTAAGGTGAATTCCGAGAAGTTGGTCGAGTTAGCGGAAGAGAATGGCCTTACCGACCATCTTCAAAGCCTTTTTAGATGGAAGCCTGAGATTAATGTAACTGCATGGAAGTCAGCAAGTGAAGAAATCACTCGTCCACTTTTGGGCGCAGTGACAACCGAGCCGGGTCGCCCCAGCTTTTCAATTCAAATTAAGGAGTAATAAAAATGGCCTCATTAGGTGAAACATTTGATCTAAGCAAGATGTCTCAGCCCTCTAACTCTTTTGATCCACTTCCAGTGGGTTGGTACGATGCGACAATAACAGGGTCTGAGGTAAAGGCAACCAAGTCTGGAACAGGTCAATACATTGCGGTTCGTTTTGACATCACCGGCCCAACGCATCAGGGTCGTATTGTGTTCACGAATATCAATATTCGTAATGCAAATCCAACGGCTGAAAA